ACACTCAAGACCTTACTCGAGACTGGCCGGGCTGTGGTTGCACCTATCCTGCGCAGTGCAGATAGCGAGCAGCTTGGCTATAGCAACTTCCATCACCCATGCACTCCCAATGGCTATTACCAAGATAGCGAAGAATACTTTGCCACCCTCAACGGTATTAAGCGTGGGATATTGCCGGTGGATGTAGTTCACTGCACCTATCTCATCCGCCGCGAGGTGCTCGATAAGATCTTGTACCAAGATGGTACCGAAGATTACGAGTATGTCATCTTCTCACGCAACCTACGCAACCTTGGAATACAGCAGTATCTTGATAACCGAAAGATCTATGGCTATCTCACGCTGCGAGAGAACGTAGACGCGTGCAAGGAATGGATGGCTAAACTCAAGTGAAGGCCAAGCCAAGTGAGATAAAGAAGATGGTTGAACTGCTCGAGCAGGATGCAGAATCAAGCGAAGAGATGGCCAAGAAGGTTTGGGATCTGGTTGAGGAACTGACAGCCAAACGCACGGCCTACATGGCCGTAGCGGTCTATCCAAGCCTTAAAGTAGCCATTGCAGTGGGACCGTATAACACGGTCAACAACCTACGCAAAGATTATGCCAAGCACATAGGCAAGGTTGGCGACGATTGTTATGGTATTATTGCTGAGGTGCGCGATCCGTCATAACGCGCAGTAGAACGACAAGCCCCGCGTATTCCTGTCCGCGGGGTTTTGTCATTTACAGCTTGTGTAAGCCTTGATTATCCTTATAGTAACCGTAGCCAGTAGGCGTAAGTGTGAACGGTGTAGCCACTGAGTTAAGGTATGAGTATGGTGCCTTAGCATCGAGTTTGTAGAACGCCGGCAACGTCCAGTCTGGCGCAATAACATCGCGGCCATCACGAGCGGTGATCTTATACATAGCACCACGCACATGATCTGCCGGCTCAAGCAACCAATGGCGACCCTTGCTATCCGGATCTGAAAGGTTCACGATCTGAGGATCGACGAGCATTTCGATCACTTCATGGAATACGACAAGAGCTGTACCCTCTTGGTAGCGATCCTTTGAAATGACGATATTCTTAAAGGTAATGCCTTTGCGGAATTTGCCTAGCGGCGCGTTCTTGAATGATCCGGCCAAAATGTACGCAATAGGTTGACCATTCAGTACCTCGTGGTAACCGTAGGCTAGCACCGCAGGGTTAGGAAACTTATCCACGATGCAAACGTTCCACCCGTTAGGGCTACGCTTGGTAGCCGGGGCAACTACTGTCTCTTCTAGGTTCCACGCCTTTGTTACCTGCGTGGTAAATATGCCAAGTGCTGAGCAGATAGACATGTAATCTGCTTGATTGAGTTGTTGAGACTCGTTAACGAACGTAAGTGTTTTCATTGCTACCTCTTCGGGTTGTCGGTTGTGTAAAAGCCACTGCCATTAAACTTTACCGGTGGTGAACCAAAGATCCGGCGCATTGACATGCCGCAACAGATCGGATCAGGACCAGTCTCAAACATAGATCGCTCAACAGTATTCTCTATATTGCATACTTCGCAACGGTAATCGTAATGCGCCATTGTTACTCCAAATCTTCATCTTTCCAAGTGGCAGGCTTGTTACGTTTTCTCATCTCTTTCTTAAACCAGAAGAAAACAATAATACGCCATAAAAGTTTGACGGGCTTGTATATGAGTTTATTTTGTTTTCGGCAAATTTCTAACCATTGTACTTTAACTTCAGTCCAAGCGGAATTTTGATCCATTATTCTTCGCCNTTCTTTTTTCTCAACCATGGATCTGGCCCACCAAGCTCTTTGATCAAGCGGCGCATAGCGCCTTTGACCTTGCGCTCAGCAGAAGANTTAGATATACCAAGAGCGGTAGCCACGTCATCNTAGGTCTGCTGCTCGTAATACTTTGCTTGCAAGATGATCTGATCATCCGGCTCGAGCTTATCCTTGGCCTTGCGTACATCAAAAACTGAAATGATGTAGTTGCCGCCCTCAGCCGGAGCACCACCGCCAGTGACACGCTCACCGGTTGGGTTGTGGGTAGGCACTACCTCACTCCAGATAAATGGCAGGATCTGCTCAAGTATCTCAGCTGAATAAAAAATCTCATCGCGTATCTCATAGCCTACCGCTTGCGCTTTAGCGCGNCGGCAATACTTATCCGCATGGCGCTGCAAAGTCTTGGCCAGAAGGTTAATGCCAGANTTGTAATCTTCAGAACCTTTATCGTGGTCAAGCCATTCTTTGACCTTCTCTTGCCGGCGCAAGACCCAGACAATACACTCCTGCTTAACGTCATCAATCTCAAAGTATGTGTTGTATTTTTTGTGGACTTGCCTTGCAACGGTATGGGCAATCTCTTGAGCTTCATCTAACCAAATCAATCTAGTTCCTCTNGGTCGTGTAGGTGCTGTTGCTTGACAGCAAAACAAGGAACGGGCATAGAAGTATCCCAATACTTNTCCTGCAAGCCTTCATGGCCCCATAACCAACCGATAATGACAGCTTGGTAATGGTCATCAATGGTGACAAGGAAATACTTACGGGTTGGATTATCATCCGGCTGAAACAATAACTTGCCATAGCTGTAGGCAGTTGATCGAACCTCATACTCACCCACGTCGCCATCTTTGCGATCAGCAAAGAGCGAAGTAGGAAACTTATCTAACCAACGCGCAACGGCAATTTCAGCAAGCACGCCAAGAATATCTCTGGCAATAGCTTCTGGCCATGTCTTAGCGGCAGTGGTGATCTTGCCGCCATTGGCACGATTAAAGTTGTAACGTTCAACCGCTTCGATAGTTGCATACGTTACATCGCCTACGCTTAGGCCGACCTTTACCATTGCCATACTTTGCCATCCACGGTAAAGGAACGGTTGATGATAGGCACAAGGTGTGGCGTAACGGTTTTACCATCCACATAAAGAATTGCAAAACCCTGCTGCCAAGTAAATAGGCCAGCTTTAATATAGCGAGCATGCTTNAGGTTCATCAGATGGCCAACCTCTAGGCCCCATACTGTTTTAGACTTACCGCCCCACGACTGTGTCCAGTGGGTTAATCCCATGCGGTGCGTATGTCCGCAGACGACACTTGCACCAGCCCGCTTTGCAAGTCCGAGAGCAGTAGATCCAGCAGTAGGCTGCACGTTGCCTTCGTCGCCGTGAACAAGTATCCAATTTGGTGCCAGCTCGTAGGGTTGCTTGTGATATTTAATTCCAAGATCGTCGAGTTTGAGGAACTTTTCAATCTCAAGTTCAGGCAAGCCAAGAAAACCCGGTGCTGAGTGTTTGATTTTATTGTAAAGCCGGTCACTGTGGTTTGACCTTGAGATATGCTTGATTTTAAGAGACTCAAGTAGGCGTACAGTAATGTCTCTGTGTTTGCCAATGTCGTAGTTCCACTCGCCGGGGCCGCCTTGTTCCCATCGGCTGATCTGCGGAAAGTCAATTTCATCTCCTACGCTCACCACCTCGTCTGGCTTATACGCTTTGATAAATGCTGCTAGCGCGGTTGTCGCTCCCACATCATGGTAGGGGGCTTGAAGGTCTGAAACGACAACGATAGTCTTCATTCCGCGGGCCAGTTACCATCCAGTACCATCATTGCAATGGCGCTATAGTTGAGTAAATCTAGGAAACTATCTCTAAGAGATTCATTTTCTGGCGTGGCACCGCTGTCGATGAGATGATTGATACGCGCCATTTTGTCCCACATGCGCACCCGTAGGCCGTTAAGCGGACCGCCCGGTGAAAGTGAAATGTTCTTTGGTCCGTAATCGTGGTGCTTTTTGAGCAAGAGGTTACCTGCGCCGTCGAACACTTCCCACATACTGACGGTAAAGTCGCTTGGCTCATTCGTCACCTGTAGCTTCTCGGTCATTTGGCCTACCCTTCGGTACGTTGCGCTGTCCCTTGTAAATATAATTTTTTGTTTCAGGATCTATATCATAACAGACATACGTTATAAATTCGTCATTATAGTCAAATGGCGCTTCAATTGTGTCTAACACCCAGAAGGCTAGCGATACCCGGCCACCATCGTATGGGCCGCCTATGAAATGTGGGTTATAGGAACCGCTCATTTGCTCTCCTGTACGAGATTGACATTGAGTTTACCGCCTGTNCCAGAGTCATATTTGCTGGCGATCTGCAACGCCTTGGTNACGATCTTGCGAGCCTTAACGTGGTCATCAACAAGTGCGCCATTGGCAAGGGCTGCCATCGCTCCAAGGGCAAAGCGCTCTCCACTGCCAGCAACATAAAGGTTGTCGGTNGTGCGCTCCCATGAGTAGTCAGCGTCGATCCGATAGACCTTGCCTTTAACTACCACGATCCAGACGTTATCGTTNTCTACGCTTGACTCGGACTTAANAAGCTCGTAGCCAGCCTCGATAAAAGTTCTGCGCATGGCNGGGATGAGCTGTCTAGTGATGTACTTGTCCATGTCTTTGACCGTGATCTGCGGTGGCACAAAATCATGCTCAAGGATGTTTATGCCGCGCACAGCGCCGGCACCGGCAAAGACGATATTACTATTTCTAAAAATTTTTCCGTTGGGAATGGTGATCTGAAAGCCATCCTCAGTAGAGGACATAGTATCTGCGCCAATGACTACCCAGTCTGGTCCTTCGATGGCGCATATAGTTGTCATGCTGCTAACCTCTCATCAAACCAGTCTTTGCCATAGGCCAAGTATAGATCATTCACATCCTGATTACCGGGAAGGCCAACGATAATGGCAGCAGGCAAGTCTTCCTTNATCCGCTTGGCTAGCTCTTGGCCGGGGTTGCGACCATCCTCTTTTATATCGTTATCGGCAAAGATCAAGATTTTTGTGTACGGTTCAAAAAGTTTCGGAAAGTGGGCTTTCCACTGGCTAACGCCAGCAACGCCAACAGCAGGAATACCAACACAACCGCTAAGAACAATCGTGTCAATCTCACCCTCGCAAATCGCAATTGTGTCTGAGGATTTATGTAAATCTTGAACATTAAATAACCCAATCTTCTGCCCTGTAGGCCATAGGTACTTAGGCGTTCCGTTATCTATCTTCGGAATTTAATTCCAATCACACCACTAGGAGTGATGTAAGGAATAGACAACATCCCCACAGCATGCTCATGGCCAACACTAGGATCGACTACGCTTCCAAGAAGGAATAAACTTGCCACTTCCGGGCTTATGCCTCGGCCCTGTAGGTAGGACTGAGCCAGCGGGTCTATGTGCTGCGCGTACCTTTCGGCTGCTTCCGTTAGCAAGGCTTTCTGCTCTGCGTTTAACATCAATAAACTCCTTCAAGTTTTCCTTACGAGCTACAACGTCATATACGTCACCAAGTAATTGGCAGACTAAACAATTGTATTGCTGTCGCTCTAAGTTATATGCAGCACTTGCGTGGCTGTCATCATGCACTACACACTTGCATGGTACCCAGCCGTAACGATCTTGTATGGTCAAGCCATACGCTTCTAAGACTGCTCCAAGATCAGGCTTGTGGATCATCATGGATGTTAGCCCACTGGTCTAATGTTTGAATCACCCAAGCATCTTCAATGCTTGCGTTGCGTCGCTTGACAATAACGTATGAAGGTGGAACCTCATCTAGCCCACGCGCCCTTGCGTAGTTCTGCGCTTCGACAGTTGCTTGCCGCCAAAACTCTGGCAAGTCTAACCGCGCAGTTGCTTTCAGTTCAAAAACATAAGGCTTGCCCGCGACCATAAGAACAAGATCGCCTTCGTCGTTGGCCCCGGCGAGAGCAAGCCTTTCTGTCATTGCCTTGGGTAGTCTTCCCCTGAACCACCCAAGAACATCTGTTTCAAACTGAGTGCCTTTGCGCTTGTTTGCGTTTGTCATAGGCCCAGCATACCAAACAAGTCTTGTGCGTTATAGCGAATAAGGTAGCGACGCGCTAAGTCATACATCTCCGGGGTTGGCTCCTTTGCTTGTTCCCAATTGCGCTTGTCCCACAGGTAATCTTTCACTCATAGCTCCAATTGTGCTGGGTGGTTTGACGATAGTTCCAGATGGACATACGCGATGCGTCTGCCCATAAAGATACATATTGCCTACCACTAGCACTATTCTTTGCAAAGCGGTTCTTAACCGCTGCAATTCGAAACTCGCCAGTGTCGGGAAGTAAAGCAACTGTAACGATCATTTCAGGCAATTGACTGATCTTGCCTTGGATGGACTTGCGACTCGGTGGCATATCCGGCTGGCCTTCACCTTCACTGGTGTGGTGCAGCAGGAATACCGCAGCTTCTGTTTCTCTAGCCATGTGGTGCATAGCCTTGGCAATTTCGCGTAGCCCTGACCATTCGTTTTCGTGCATCGATACAACGTTCATTGCATTGTCCACGATTAGAAGATGAGGATACTCTCCGTATGCTTCGGCATAGGCTTGAATGGATAGATCAATTTCATCAAGAGTAGGGGATGGAGCAAAGTCAAACCGCAAGTGAGTAATTGAATCTAACTCACTTTGGTAAAACTCTACGCCTGTTTCGGTAGCAAACGCCTCTTCAACGCTGGCCACCTTATGTCCGCTAACCATTGCGGCAGCTCGAATCGCAGTCGTGTAAGCATCAGTATCAGCGCTGATATAGAGCGTTGGTACTTTCATGTGAACGGCAAAGTGCAATGCTAATAATGATTTGCCGGCGTTGGGTGCGCCGGCAATCATCGTTAGTTGACCACGTCTAAATCTAATTCCCTCATCCTGTAGGACTTGGAATAGATCCGGAAGAATAGCGTGATCATTTGCTGACTTAGCCGCTGCTTGTGACAGCGATAGCATCANTTAATACTTATCGGTTCCACTTAACGTCACAGGCTTGATCCTTTGGCGCAGTACAGAAGTATCCGCTCCAAGGCTTACCTGTCTTTTCGCTAACTCCTTGCTTGAGTTTCATTGGTCCATGCTTACAAGCATGCTCAGATCCAGATGGCACTTGAACATTTGGTTGATGCCATTGTGGATGAGTTTGTGGTGCTGGATCTGATGTAGCCCATACTGGCTCATCGATCACAGTTGCGCCAAGTGACTTAACCGCGTAAGCGATATTGCCCTTGTTAGTAAAGTCAGAGCCAGTGGCCAAGATCAACTGAGCCATGTCACTGATTGACTGCAACTGACCTTCAAGTTCAGCCGCGCTGTCTGCGTATAGATTGATTAAAGTTCCGTCAGCCAATTTAAAATTGACTTGGAGCTTTGTGCTTTCGTTTGCTGCCATTTCTTTCTCCTTTATTTGATTATTGCTAGTGGGTCAACGCTGTATGAAAGTTCTCCGCCAACGGCGAAACAATAGTCCCTTACTCCACATGTCGAACACGACATGCCGATATTGGGTAAAAAAATTTCGGCCTGTAATCCGCGTTCAAACTGAGAAAAAAGTTCTGTAAGAACCGATATAGACCAACGTTCCATGCCCTCGCTTGGTTCAAGCGTGGCAGTACGAGCTGAGTAGTACGCGCCGTACTGTGGGCGTATGCCATAGATCATCTCAATGCAGGATGCGTACACACCCAACTGCATCGCTGAGTCTGGTGTGGATTTACCGGTCTTTAGATCGACAACAGTAAGTGAGCCATCAACATTCTCAAAGACTAGATCGGCAAAACCTTTGATCGGCACATCGCCAAACATCACTTCAAATGGAAGTTCAATGCCGGGCTTACCATCCGGTGCTGTCCACACCTTCCAGCCGTTGTTCTTAAACGCAAGAACAAAGTCCTCAAACATTTTAAAACCATTTGCATCCCACCACGCTTTGTCTTCCTTGTCGGGATATTCTTTGGTTGCACGACCACCACGCCGCCAGTCAACTGGGTTGGTCTTCGTGCGATGCTCGATAGCGCCAATCTCTTCTAAGAAGGCGCGGTCCCAAATCTCTTTAAGATTCAACTTTGGTTCCAATGATGATCGCTTGAGCCTTCTTTAATCC